GGCCCCGACCCTGGCCAGGGACAGGGTGGGGCAGCGCAAATAGATCCCGCTGTACGCCGTCGGGTTAGCCGCCCAGGTCTGCAGCAGCCCCAGGATGGACAGGTTCACCGTCCCCGCCGTCAGGCTGGTGCTCAGAGGCGCCGTGACGACATTACCAGTCAGTGCGGCGTACATCCCGGCAAAGCCGCTGTTTCCCCCGGCCCAGGTGGAATCGATCAGCCCCAGGGTGATGTTGTCATAGTCCTCTGTGGTATCTGCCTTGATGCCCAAGGTCAGCAAGGCGCTGCTCACCCGTTCGTCCACGCCTAGAGCGGCAGGCGCGTCAAAGGCCAGCATGGCTATCCGGTCAGAGCTCCCGCCAAAGAACTGGTTGACATCGTTGCCGTAATACTGGACAGTGGCCGTGCTGACAACAATCGTTGCCCCTCCGGTCTTATTCAGCGTACTCATGCGTAATAGTTTCCAATGTACGGCGCGATCCGGGTGATGGATGAAAGGGTGGCCCCGCTGAACTTGATAAGGAACAGGGCTTCCTGGCGCTTCGCCCCCCCGGCTCCCAGATCATTCTTGGTTAGTGCCGGAGGCTGCGCCGCGTTTTCCGTGGCGTTTGGCGTGCCGGGAATCAGCTTGAACACATGGGTGTCCGCGGTGCTGCCGCCACCCCGGTTGAATTCAGCCACAAGATAGTCCTGGCGGAATGTCCCGGCGGCATTGCTGGGCACGGCCACATTCTGGCTGGTGCCGCCCTGCACCGCCAGCATATAACCCTGGTTGCAGAACACGCCGGAGGCTAAGACAACATTCCCGTCATCCACCTTGGTACAGGCCAGCTTGTTATCTGCCGCTGTGATGCCACTCCCGCCAAACAGCGCCCGGTAGATCTGGGCGTCATCCTCCGCGTTGATGTGCGCCGCCGCCGCGGGCGGGGTATAAATCGTGATCGCTTTTTGTGCCATTAGCCTACCCTCTTTTCTATCGTCATGCCGCTGCTGTTCATCTTCAGGATCATGCCGGTCACCGCCGCCTTGCCGGCCATGCCGGTCACCCTGTCCCGCGCCCCTACGATGTCACCCAGCTTTACCGGGATCTCCAGCGCCTCCGTATCCAGCTCCAGGCTGGTCACCTGGCCATACTCCTGTAACCTTGCCACAGCGCCCTTGCGTAGCTCCTCCTCCGTTTCCGCGCTTGAATAGTCGTAAACCTGCGCCCGCTCCTTGATGGTCCCAGCCCAGTCCGGCCTTTCCCCGGTAATGCTGCCATCGTCCAGGCGATAGAGGCGCAGCACCGTCCGCTCCGTCAGCTCTCCGCGCCCCAGGGCAATCAGGTGGTTGTAGCCCATCAGGCTGCCGGCGCTGGTCACCATATCCATGCCGTAGTCCTGGCTCAGGTCGATGTTGCCGGCATAGTCGATCACCGGACGGATCCGCACGGCCACCATCCGGGCGGCGCTGCTGTAATGCAGGTCCAGCGCCAGGCCATAGCTGTTCAGCGTGCGCTGCAGCCCCCTCAATAGCGGTTCAAAGCGATAGGACGCGCTCACGGTTGCCGCGCCCTGTTTGGGTACGCTGAATAGCTCGCCCAGCGCTTCCGTGATCAGTTCCCTGGCCATCTTATCGGCGGGCGTCTCTTCAAACATCCGGTAGGCCTTGCCATCCTCAGGGCAGATCACCTGTCTCCCCAGCATGCCCCGCCAGGTGCAGCCGGACAGGCTGATCACGCCGGTGCGCGTGTTGTGGCTGATCTTCTCCACCGGGCCGCCCCATTCCGTTTCCGGTATATATAGGAAATGCCCCAGATTGATGGGCCGCTTCTGCCACAGGTCAGCTCCGATATCCAGGCGCCAGCTGTTGCCTGCCTCGCTTGCGTCGGGCCGGGCGCTTATTTCCGCATCAAAGCCCTCCAGGTCGCGCACATAGCCCAGCTCGCTGCGCCCTTCATCCGCGTGGATCAGTTCCATCGCGGCTCACTCCTCTGCTGTACCAGCGTCAGGCTGAAGTCATCCAGGAACTGCACGTCCTGCTGACCGGGCTCAATGGGAAGGAAGACGTCCATCTCCTTGTCCCGGAGGCTGAAGATGCTGGTGCTGTCGCCCGCCGCGCTCACATGGGTGACAGTCTTTTCCATCTGGTTGATGATCACCTTCTCCCCTTCCCGCACCGTGGTGTGCACCCGGTAGCCTCTGCCGCCGATATAGCAGCTGGGGGTGTCCGTAGGCGTGTCAAAGGTGATGATGGCCGGACAGGCCGCGAAATGCTCGTTATTGACCCGTGACACCTGAAACCTTGTGCCGTAACGGTAAGGGTTCCGGCCATCATAGCGTTTGTTGTTGATCGATGCTTCCGCGTCCCCTGAGGTAAACCGATACTCGTATTCCCGGCACCAGAAGGGCTCGGTGATCAGCACCTGCAGCTCCTTCTCGGCGAAAAAACCCAGGCGGCTGTACGTGTTGATCTCACTGGAAACGCTCAGGTAGCAGCGGATATACTCGCGCTTCAGCCACAGTTTGCCCGGTGTTTTCGCCAGAATATCCGCCTCTGTAATGGCGAACAGCCTTTCAATCCGCGATGCAAACTCCGCCTCGGTCCGGGCGCGCACGCCCACACGCACGCTGCGCTCCGTCACGCCGCGGGCAAAGCGGCTCACCCGCCCGCCAAAGCCGCTGGGACGGTTGTTGATGCTGGGTTCCCAGGCAAAGTTGCGCATATCGGCCAGGTTAATGAAATACCTGCCATCATCCAGCCACAGCGCCTCGCCCTGGTGGTTTTCGTACTTTATCTGATACGGTATCATACAAACCCCGCTGCCATTCCGCCGCGCACATAGCGGCCCATCTCCCGATCGTTGAGCACCAGCACGATGTCGCCCTGATCATGGCCCATGACCCTGGCCGCCAGCGCGTCCGCCAGCTGCAGGATGGATCCGCTGTCCAGCGCCACCCTGGCGCTTCCGCTTCCGCCCATCGCAATGTTGCCGGCGCCCACATTATTAAACCGCCGCGTCACATCCAGCACCAGGCCGGCATCCGGCATCAGCTTGCCCATGGCCTTGCCCACCAGGCCCGCGTTGTCCGTGATGCCCTTGGCCAGGCCTTGCACCATGGGCTTGCCGATCATATCCGCCATCACCCGGGACGGGGACTTGATGCCCAGCAGCTTGCCCAGCCAGCCCAGCGCGTCCCCGATCCAGCCCGTCAGCTTGTCCCACAGCCACTGGGTGGCGCTCTTGATGCCTTCCCACAGGCCCTTCACCAGGTTCACGCCCACCTCGCCGATCTTGGCCAGTCCGTTCATCAGGCCGCTCACGATGCCTATGATGATCTGCGGCATAGCGGCGATGATCTGTGGAATGGCCTTGATCAGACCGCCGATCAGGGCGATGGTGATCTCAATCCCTGCCGCGATGATTTCCGGCAGGCTGGTGGTGACATATGTGATAACCGCTTCAATAATCTTTGGCATCGCCTGGATGATTTTGGGAATTGCGTTCACCAGGCCCTTAACCAGTGCCACCACCAAATCCAGCCCCGCCTTGAGGATCGCGGGCAGATTGTCCAGGATTCCCTGCACCATGGCCATCACGCCTTCCACGGCTGCAGGAATGATTTGGGGAAGCGCCTGGGTGATCCCCTGGATCAGCGAGGTCAGCATCTGCATGCCCGCATTGATGATCTGTGGCAGCGCCTGCACAATGCCCTGGATGAACATCATCATGCCCTGCACCGCCGCCGGCATGATCTGGGGCAGCGCTGTCGCTATCCCACTGATCAGCCCCATGATGATCTGGTTGGCCGCCTCCAAGATCATGGGCAGGTTCTGGGTAATGGCCTGCACGATGGTCAGCAGCGCGTCAATGGCCACCGGCGTCAGTTCAGGCAGCATGCTCACCAGCATGGTCAGCACTTGGGTGAAAATCCCGGTCACCGTCTCCAGCAGCTGGGGCAGCATGGCGCCAAGGCTGTCCATGATGACAGCGATGGCAGCCGGCAGCGCCGTGATAATGTTCTGAAGCACCGGCGTGATGTTCGCCACCACCGCCTGGAAGGCGTCCACCATGTTCCCGGTCAATGAGGTCATGTCCGCGTTGGCGTTGCCCAGGCCGGCGGTCCAGCTGCTCAGAGCTGCCTTCATCATGCCGATGGAGCCGGTGATGGTCTGCGTGCTTTCCCTGGCAAAGTTGCCCGCGTACTGCTGCGTGTTCTCGAAGAACATCTGCATGGCCACCTCGGCCTTCTGGGCCTGCGTGGCGCTTTTCCAGGTGAAGTCCAGGCCCTTGCTCAGCGCGTAGGCCTCAATGGTGGTGGCGTTCATGGCCACGCCCAGGTTGTCCATCATGGTGAAGTTGCCCTTGGCGGCGCCTGCCACGCTGTCCAGCGCCACCTGGGTGTCGATGCCCATCACGCTGGCCATATCAGCCGCCCGCTGCATCGCCTGGGTGGTCAGCTCCAGGCTTTTCTGCTGGGAAAGGCCGCT